GGATCGGCGACTGTTCCATCCGCTTTTCCGAGCGCCACACCTCGTAGGCGTCGAGATCGGCACCGGGCTTGCCGGCGTGCACCGCAGCGCCGGTCAACAGGCGGTCCCGGGGCCCGATCTGGGGGTCGACGACCGGTGAGGCGAACTCGGCGGTCGCCTTACGTCTCGTCTCGCCCATCGCAGCGAGCAAATCCTGCTCCGACGGCGCCGGCGCCGGGTAGAGCTCGTTGCCCTGCGGCCCCGGCGTGGCGACGTCGACGCTGGTCACCTGACCATGCCTTCGAGCATCGTGGTCGCCCACTCCCGGGTCATCTGCGACACACCCGGGTTCTTGGCCAACGCCTCCAACGTTTGGATCGTCTGCTCCAGCGTCGACGCCGCCATCGGCGCCGGCATCGACAGCGGCGTCCCCACCGGCTCGTCGGGTCGCCGGGTCGGCGAGGTGAGCATCGACGACGGCAGACCGCCACCGGGGGCCGGTTCGGGCATCGGACCGGGCATCGGCGCCGTCGGGGTGGCCATCCCCGGGCCCGTGCCCGCCGGCGTCGTCGCCGGCAGTTCACGCTTCAACTGCTCGGCCTGCGCCTTCTCCCCGTACGTCCCCGAATCAGGGGCGCCGACCCGCCCCGAAGCAGGCGCCATCGTGGCGATGTCGGGCACGTCGGCCACCGCTCAGCCGCCCATCTGCGAACCGGCGAACGACCCGCCGCCCATCGGCACCGACAACCGGTTGATCGGCGACGGACCACCCTCGGCGCCACCGCCGGCACCGGCACCGCCCAAAATGCCGGCCATCACCTGCCGGGGATCAGGCGCCGTCGGCGGCGCGGGACCACCGACACCGCCTTCAGCGCCTCCCGGAGGGGGACCGGGCATCAACTGCGAGCCGTCCAGCCCCGAGGTCAACATCTGCTCTTTCTGCGCCTGCTGCGGCTTCAACACGTACTTCTCGAACACGTCGACCAACAGGTCGCCCTTGGCGACGTCACGCATCATGTCGACATGGGCCTGACCGTCGATCTGGCCCTGTTCGATCATCATCATCAACTTGGCCATCAACTGCATCCCCAACTGCTCGTTGAGAATGCGGGAACGTGTCCTGGCGACGTCGGTGATCCCCGGATAGTTCTCCTGGGCGTCCTCGAGGCTGATCATCCCGCCGCCGTGCAACTGCAAAGCGAGCACCGCCGACTGGGTGACGTCCCGACCGAACCCCAACCCGTACTCGACGGTCACCTTGGCCGCCAGGTCGATGTCTTTGCGCCGGAACTCCAACTGGAACTGCTGGTTGCGCATCGTGCCGGCCACGGTGCGCTCGGGACCCTCGACGGCGTCCAAAGCGAACGCCACCCGCTGCGCCTGGGCGGCCATCCGCTCGAACAGGGTGTGATGGGTGGCGATCACGGCGTTCTGCACGCCCAGAGTGCTCTCCACGAACTTCGAGGACGCCTGGGACTGCTGCACGTCGCCGGGCCGGTTCTTCGGCCAGCGGGCCCCGACGTGCACGGCGTCCAACAACCTCTGCGTCTCCTCGAAGAAGCTGAACCCGACACTGGCCGGCGGCAGGCGGAACGCCTTGCCGTTGGGGCCGAGCTCGATCACGGCGTCAGGGCCCATCGGAATGTCGCCGATCGGATCGACGACAACGAGCTCGTTGTACACCGCCTGATGGGCGTGCTCCATCGCCGCGGCGACGAGGCGGATGTGGGCGTGGAGCACCGGGATCACCTGGTCGTACTGGCCCCTCGGGTAGCCGTCGAGGCTGGGGATCTGCCCGTAGATGCCGCGGCACATCTTCGCTGCGTTCGGGTAGTCGTCGACGATCACCGACACCCACTTGGCCTGCCCGTACATCGCCCTCGAGATGTCACCGCCGGTAGGGATCGTCGCCGCGTCGTACGACACGCCGACGGTCACCCGCTCGCAGTCCGAGTACTCGATGAGCGTGATCCCGTGGTTGTCGAAATGCTCCCACTCCCACTCCTGCTCCATGCAGTGGGCGAAGAACACGTCGCGGTAGTGCTCGGGGAGCTGGCTCAGGTACATCTCCCGGGCGAAGAACACCCGGTCGGCCACCCCGAGCGTGCCGATGTCAGGCTCGGGGTAGCACGACATCGGGTCACGCCACTCCAGACGGCTGCCCGAACGCCCGTAGGGGCCGTCGTTGACCACGTTCCAGCAGGCGAACCCGTAGGCCCCGGCGCCGATCGACGAGCTCTGGAAGAACAGCTTGCCGCCGGCCTTGTCCAAGTAGCTGGCGCCGAGCTGCTCCATCTTCGCCGCACACTTCTTGGAGCGCTCACTGCTCGGATCAGACGGCGCCACCCTCACCGTCGGGATCATCGCCGCGGCCGCCGCGGTGTCCTCCAAACCGACCTGGATGATGTTCGGGCTCTTCGACCACAACTGCCGGTCGTCGGCGTCGACCACCGACCAGTCGCCCCTGACCACCCGGGCGATCAGGTCCATCCGCTCGTCACGCTCGATCTGACGCTCCACGAACCGCTGCCACAACCGGGTGAACTGTTGGGGATCCCACGCCTCCAGGCCGGAGTACTCGTCGAACACACCTGACCCGTAGATGCTTCTCACTTGCCCACCTCCTTGACCGCCTCCTGCCCGACCAGCCACCAGTAGCCGCCGAGGAACTCACGGATCGGCTGGCTCACCGTCCCCGTCGCCGTCGGCACCTGGACATAGGCCGGCACCACCCCGTACACCACCCGGTCGTGCCCGGTCACCACGGCGATCACCACCTCACCGACACCACAAGCGGCGACAGCCTCAGCCCTCGACCCGCACTCAAGGGCCCGCACCGAACATCCCCTCCAACTCGACCTGCGACACATCCATGTTGGCCAGACGGCGCGGCACCGGCGTCGTGTGCGTGAACCCGAAATCGGCCGCCGTCGGCGAGCGCTCCCCACCCTTGGAATGCACCCGACGCCTGCGGGCCAGATGGGCCGGGATCGGCTCGGCGTGCTGGCGGACCCCGAACTTTCTCGCCAACCCCCGCTCGAACTGCAACCGGCAGCCCGTCTCGGCGATCCAATACGCCATCATCAGATCGGTCGGCGCCCCCTCCATCGGGAAACGCATCAACTGCTCCTCCAGCTCCCCCACCCGGCGCCTCGTCTCACGGTCCCCCCACGGCAGCGAGACCATGCCGTTGTGGAACGACGTCGACATCGTCTCGATCCCCCAGAACGGATCCCACTTGCCGGCGATCCCCGACTTGGCGTTCGTGTTGTGCCGGTCCATCCGGGCCCCGCACGCCGTGATGTGGTTGCGGTACTCCGCCGTCTCGAAGATCTGGGACTGCAAGGCGACCGTCTCATACCGCACACTGGCCACCCGGTAGCGGGCCGTCCAGTCGAAGATCTGGGCCTGCATCTGAGGCTGGGACATGGAGCGGACGTTGACCAGGTCGATCAGATAGCGCATCCCCGACGCCCGGTCGATCCCCAACAACACCATCGCCGTGAAGCCGGCCTGCTTGCCGTGACCGGCCGGGTCCACACCCAACACGACCGCCAGGTTCAACCCCCGCGGCAACTGCCCCAGGATCCTCGACTCATCGTGCGCCCGGTCCACATGGTCCTTGGTGAAAGACGCCCCCTCGGCCATCACATCAGAGTTCTGATACATCAGCTCGAACAGCTCGGCCGTGGTCCGTCCCTTGCGGCGCATCGCCTCGGCGAAGTCGATGTGGTCGGGCCACAACGTCGTCTCATCCTCATAGCTCAAAATGCACGGATGTCTGAGCACCGTGTAGTCACTGAGCTCCAACAGCCTCGAGTAGACGTCGGCCGGCGCCACCCTCGTCCCCACGACGTGCAGCCGGCCGTTGCCCCCGACACGGGAGTCCAGAGTGCTCGTCACCTTCTTGAACATCTTGGACACCTTGTCCGGCGTGTCGTTGTTGTCGACGTCGGCGATGTCGTCGCAGATGATCCGGTGGATGCGGCGCCCGTAGATCTTCGAAGCGATCCCGAACGCCCGCATCGTCGGCTCCTTCTCGGCACTTCTTCTGGACGCCACCTCGAACTGCTTCTGCGTCCACGACCCCTCGCCACGGAACGGACCGGCATCGGCGATCAGATTGCGGGCACTGCCCTCGTACACCTCGGGGTTCTCCAAGAACATCTGGATCTGGCCGACGATGTCCTTGGCCAGATCCTCCCCAGCCGAGATCACCGCCATCTGGATGTTCGGGTTGCGGGCGATGTCGAACAGGCTGGTGAACACCGTGCCGTTCGTCGTCTTGGAATGCTCCGGAGGGACGTTGACCAACAACCTCTTCTCCGCCGGATCGGTCATCCTCGACATGATCTCGTCGTGGAACGCCGGGATCTCATGACGCACCGGCTCCCCCTCCAACGTGAGACAGTTCCAGCACTTGAGACCGCCGAAATACGTGCGCACGAACGTGCCGATGTCTTTGGGCAGCCGACGGTGCTCGTTCAACCCCAGCACCGGGGCCAGACCGGCATTCGCCCTGACGATGTCCTTGTTGACCTCCCGGGCCCGCTCTTCGGCCACCGCCAGCTCGGCACGGACCCCCTTGAGCTTCACGCAGATCGTCGACGGATGAATCCCGTAGTAGCGGGCCGCCTCGGCCTGACCCCACCCGTCGTCGAGCACCTTGGCGATCGCCGCCTGCACCCGCCGCGTCGGCGACCAGCCTTTCGTGTTGTTCGCCTGATACCGCTTCGACAGCGTCGAACGAGGCCTCGCACCCGGGGCAAGGCCGACCTTCCCCGCCCTGGTGAGCTCACGAGCCACGAACCAGGACTGTACAGCCTGTGTGGTCTGAGACCGGAGATACCCGTACTCAACCACTTCTCAAAGCGAAGACAGAAGCTTCCGCCCCCCTCCACCCCCCGGGAACTTGCCCGGAGGGCGTCAGACGGGGGCTCGCCTGTCAAAGCGCGGGTGTTAGGACTCTGGAGATGTTTGTAGGGTCCCCCCGCCCCTAGAAAACTTTTTCAATCTCCCCTTAAGGGGTACAAAGAACCGTACTCCCTTCAAAAAGAGAAGAACTCCTGGTCAGAACCCCAAAAAAATGCGGCTCTTTGCAGTTCGGGACCCCAAAAACGACCCCGGCGAGGTTCTGTGAGGTGTTCAACCCGACGAAACGGCTGTGGACAACTTTGAGGTGCGCCGCTGGTCCCGCCATTGGCCGAGTTTTGTCGGCCACCTTCCACGTAGTGGATCGACGCTCATAAATGGACCCCCATCGACCCTCGAGCGCTCGGCGACGTCTCCCCTGGTGGCGCTCGAGCCCGGATCGGAGCGAGCGCCAGCGTGGTGCACGATCCACGACATGGGGCACTGTCGCTGTCGACCCCGCCCCGCCCCTGATCTACATAGATTCGGGGCGCTCGAGCTCGTCGCCGATCGTTACTAATGGCTAACGAGTGTCCCATTGAGTGAGACGATGGGGCCTAGTGGCCAGGGTGCTCGAGGCTACGTCAGGGTGGTGCTAAGCGATGGCTTAGCACTAACGGACGATCATCGTCCGTAACTGCTAAGGGATATCTATACACCTCATGACGCATAGTGTGTAGATATCCCTTGACAGGGTATGGTTCGGTATGGTAGGGTGGGGTCCGTGAGCACCTATACCACCACCACTGCCAACCTTGTCGCCGGTGACGTTCTCGACTGGGACGGATCGTCGACGTACGTCGACCACGTCCGCAGTGTCGAATGGCCGACACCGCCGGCGGTCGTCGCCAAGGTGAACGTCTATCGCAAGTACGACGACGGTCGCATCGTGTGGACGTTCTTCTGGTCGGGGATCGACGCCGTGCACAGCGTCGCCTATTCGGTCTGACCGCGTCGTCGGCGCCTAGTGGCGCTCTGCTCACGTGCGATCCGTGGGGCCGACACTGCCATCCGTCCGGATGGCTGCTACTGGGAAGGGATTCCATCATGACCACATATTCCGACTACTTCGTCACGGGCACCCGTGACGACGGTACGTCGTTCGTCTCACTGCGTGACGACCGGCCCGACTGGCTACAGCAGGCGGTGTACGACGCGCATGACGACGAGATGCCGAACGACTGGCGCTATGCGATGTGCGAGCGCATCGTCTCGGCGATCGACGATGGCGTTACCGGCGTCGACGAGCTGGTCGACAGTCTGGTCGACACGTGGACGGCCGACCGTCTCGCATGGTTGTCAGACAACATCGGCCGAGTGTCCTACGTGGACGATGCGATCGATGACGGTCTCGTCGACTGTTCGGCCGGTCTGGTCGCCATGATCGGCGTAGGCCAGTACGTGACCATCTCCCAGATGGTCGACGTCATCGTTTCGGCGATCGACGATGCGGAGCATGACCCCACGGGCGACGTCGACGACGAGGACGACGAGGTGACGTCATGATTCTGCTCACCTCTGCCAACGTTCCCGAGTCGTGGTTCACGCCGGATCCACCCGCGAACGGACGTCGGCGCACAACGTTCCGTGCCCGTGGCTACTACTACGGGCAGGGATGGCGGACGCAACACTGGGCGACGCTCGCATCCGGTCATCGCATCTGCGTTCGTTGCACGTTCGGCACTGGTCACGTGACCGGTCGGATGGTTCGGCGATGAACGCTCGCACACTCCACCCGGGCACGGTCGTCACCGTGCCCGGGCTTGGCCCGGTCACAGTCGTAACGGTCAGCCGACGCTATTTCGTCGGCGTGACCGCTGACGGCACCATTGTCGCCGAGACAGGTATCGGCATCGCCACCCTCGAGCGTCTGGGGTCTACGCCGTGAGCAGTCTGCTCACGGCGTACGCCGAAGCAGCAGAGGCGTACGTGGCGGCTGAAGCACGGGTGAAACGTGCGGCCGATGCTCGAGCGCTGGCGGTCTGGGCTCTGGCTCGTGACGGGTGGTCGCTACGGCGCATCGGCGACGAGCTGGGGGTGACACGTGCCCGTGTCGCCCAGCTCATCGGCCGTGCTCGAGCGCTGCCCGACGTGGTGCTCAGCGATGGGTTAGCACCTGTCGGTGCGGTGCGGCCGTGGCCATGGCAGATCGCTGCGGCCCGCGATGCTCTGCCCGGGTTGCGTAGGCGTGTACGTGACGAGGCGGCGGCCGCCCGGGCCGACTCGTTGCGCATTCTGGGCAACGCCGATGCGCTCAGCGTCACCCGTCCTACCGACCGTGCCATCGGCGAATGGGACTGGACACGCGGGCTCATGCCGGCGGAGCTGGACAGGTTGGGCCGGGTTCGTGAGCTCGGCGACGGCACAGGTTCGTGGTGGTCGTCATCGGTCGGCAACAGGGTGGACGACGTCGCCGAGCGATTGCGGGCGGCGATGCCGGCATTCCACAATCTCGGCGTAGACGAGTTGATGGGCCGTGTGTGGCTCTACCACACTCGCATCGTCGATGCCGGCAGTCTGGTCGCTCGAGGCAAGCTGCCGGTAGCTAAGCGCTACAGCGGTGCTGTCGACGTGGCCAACCTGGCGCCGATGGTGACCGCCGACGGCTACTCCGTGCAAGCGCTGCTCGGCGACGACGATTCGGCAGTCCGCCACATCGCGGCCGTGGACGCTGTTCGTGATGCCGACGAGGCGTATCGGATGCTCGGCGACACTGTGATGTGCCAGCACGGTCCGGCACCGTGGCGGATGTCTGCCGAGTCGTACACGGCCGAGCTTCTGTCCATCGCGGCGATGCTCGACGGCACCGACGAGATGTCCGGTAGCGAAGCAGATGTGCGGGCACGGCGTGACGAGCTCGTGCCCAAACTGCTCGATGCCGGCCAGGACTGGCCCACGTTGCACGCCGTCATTGTCGACACTGCCCGTACGGCAGGTGTGGCGTGAGCGGCGGGCAGGGTGCGTTCGATCTCTGGGACGACGTGCCGCTGACGTTAGCCGACGACCCCGAGCTCGACTTGAAGGATCTGCTCACAGTGCGGCCGATCGGCCGGCAGGAACCAACCGACACAGACAAGGGAGAACAGGGATCATGACTGGTATCACTCACGAGCAAGCCGCGATGTCAGTGTGGCGTTCGGGATTCTTCAAGGATCCGAACAAGGTACGGCAAGCCGCGAAAGAGAATATGCGCCGGCTCATCGCCAGCGATCTGGTGGGGATGTTCGTTCAGAGCGATCCCGACTTTGACCGTGACGCATTCTTGAAGGCTTGCGGAATCTAGCCTGCCAACTCAGTGAGTGCCCCGGTCGTCGGCCGGGGCACTTGCGCGTACGGCCCGACCCCTGATCGCCAACTGTTGAATGCGGCTGGCGGTGACGTCGAGCTCGGCGGCCAGGGTGCGCACAGTCCATCCGTCGTCGAGCGCCTCGGCGATGGCCAGCGCTTTGGCGTCGGCGGCGATCGTGACGTCCATCTCGGCGTTGTGGTAGCGCACCACGGCCCGCCGGTAGCGCTCGAGGTGCTGTTCGGGTGCAGTCATCGCTTGACAGCCTAGAACACGGGGAAGTCGCCGAGCTCGGTGCTCTCGGTCTCGGGATGTGCTGGCACGGCGTCGCCGTTTCCGTCGTTGCCAGTGCTGTCAGCCTGCGGATCTGCCGGCACGGCGTCGGAGCGTTTCGTCAGACTGTAGACCGACACGTTGCGCCGGTCCTTGGGGAGCTCGACCAGGTGCAGCCCGCCGTCACCGTAGTAACGGCCGATCCGCTTGCGCAGGGCGATGCCCAAGCGGCGGGAGAAGCCCGGGTGCTCCCAGTAGCCCGACAGGTCCTCGGGGATCGTGTCTTTCAACATGGCGCCGGCGCTCGAGCCTGACCCCATCGCCCCGATGAGCTGGGCGACGGTCATCGGATCCTCCCCGTACTGGTCGTGCCACACCTCCAAGAACCCCTGCCATTGTCGGGATTCGTGGTCGGCGGCGGCGTGGAACTCGGCGAGGTTGCCCAAGAACCCGCCGATGCCGGCGTGGTCGAGGATGCCGCCGACGATGCGCACCCATGTCGTGTAGCCGCCCATCGCCGCGATGTCGGCGGCCAGTGGACGGCCGGCCACCCACCACGACCGCACGATGGTGCACAGCGCACCGAGCAGCCGACCGCGCTGGTCTGCTACCCACCCCTCGAGCGGGTCATGCCTCCACCCGTTGCGTTCGTACGGCCGGGCCTGTTTGGCGTCGATGCGCACCCGGTAGCAGCGCCGTGCCAGGTCGCCGCCGACGTCGATGTTGTTGCCCGTGGCCATCCACGTCGCCCGGTTGTTGACGTTGACCATCTCGGAGCGTCCGAGCATCCGTCCCTGCCAGGTGTCGGCGGTGAGCACGGCGGCCAGGGTGGACGAGCGGATCATGTGCTCGACGTTGTCGAACACGACGGTGGTCTGACCGGCCATGAGGGCGGCGGTGACCTTCTTTTCGAGTTCCTCGTCGGTCGCCGGCCACGACATCAGCCCCGAGATGCGCCCCGTGGCCAGGATCGTGGCGACAGAGACCAACAAGCCTTTGCCGGTGCCGGCGTCGGGGGCGTCGATCAGGCACATCGGCACCTGATTGACGATGGCCCGCACCAGCGGTGTGAGCAGCAGCCCCCACATGTTGGCCCGGTCCGCTGTCGTCTCCCAGGGGAAGTCGCAGAGCATCTCGTCGACCGCCTCGACGGCGGCGGCCAGCTCGATCAGGCTGGGCGACTGGGGGATCGTCGGGTAGGTGACACCGGGTGTGTGCCAGTGGTACAGGCGGGTCGCCGGGTCGTAGCCGTGGGCGAGGTGGAACATGCCGTCGGGTCTGAGCACGGGCAGCTCGACCACGCCGATCAGGGTGGGCAGATTCCAGGTGGTGGTGGCCAGCACACCGGAGCACACCTCGAGCGGCGGGAAGATGGCGAGGTGCGAACCATCCTTGAGGGCCCGCCACCATGTGGCCGATTCGGCGAGGGTGAGGCGGACGTGGTCGAGGCGCATGGCTTCGATCAGCGGCCGGCCGATCTCGTCGGATCTGAGGCGGACCAACTGCCCGCCCCGTACGAACAGCACGGGCGGCTGATTGGCCGCTACGAGGGCGCTACAGGCTTCCACCACGACGTCGTCGAGCTGTCGGGCGTTGTGGATGATGCTCGGGCGTAGACGGGCGTCTGGCGGTCCGTCGAACCCGTCGGATGCGGTCACGGTCCGGCATCCCATAGCGTGAGTTGGTCATCGCTGGGAAGTGTCACGGCGTCAGGCATGTCGTTCGGGAGCATCTGGAATGCGAACAACCCGCCTTTGGTCATGCCGACGTGACGGAACCCGGCCATGCGGTAGCAGTAGCCAGGATCACGCTTTGGACGGGTCTTGCCGGCGTCGACAAAAGAGATCATCCCCAGTTCTGGCACGTCGGGCCAGCGGCCCCGAGTGAGGGCAACGGCCTCAAGGATCAGCTCCGACGAGAGCCGGTCCGATTCGTTGCGGAACAGGCTGTTGACCCAGGCTCCACCCCAGGCGTGACGCACGTACTCGGCGAAAGGCCACGACGTGGTCCACAGGGCGTCGTCATCGTGTCGTAAAACGAAGCTGCGGCCAGGTGGCACGAACTGCGGTGAGCCAACCTTGCGTCGGTTGTAGTGGCGGTCGGCGATGAGACACGACCGAGGGTCGAACTTGTGTGAAACGGTCCACCAACCGTCGGTCATGCACGGGACGGTAGTCATGCGGCCCGTTCCCATCGGGTGACACGGCGCAGCGCCTCGTCGGCCTGACGCATCGTGATCAGCCCACAGTCGACGGCGCGGCGGAGGCGTTCCCCGTAGAAGGTGATCGCCCCGTCACCACGTCTCGGGATGCCCCGGGTGGCGTCCCAGATCTTCTGGTCGGCCGGTGACATCTGGTAGTAGCGGCCGTCTCGTGGTTGGGCCCAGTCGGGCCAGAGCAGGGCGTGGCGTTGGTCCTCGAGCAGGCGGGCGTTGCCCTCGGCGCACCAACGACACTCGTCCATCTCGTCGTGGGTCCACGTCGCCCCGCACATGGCACAGCACTCGTAGGTGGCGTCGTACGCCTTGATGGCGGCGGCGAGGAGGTCGAGCCTCACCCGGTCGCCTCCCGCCACATGGTGCAGAACTGCGGCACCGTCATCACGGCGATCCAGCCGAGCCGGGGCCGTTTGACGAAAGCGACGGCGAACGAGTTGTACGTGTTGGCGTGCTCCCGTTCGAGGTCTCGCAGGGCGTTGGAGATCGCCCGGGCAGTGTCCTGGTACGCCTTGACTTCGACGGTGGTGTTCATCAGCCCGTCGATGTCACCCTCGTCGTCGAAGCGGCCGGCGCCGAGCTTGCGGCGCACCCGGACGCCGAGCTCGAGGGCCAACAGCTTGGCGATCTCGAGCTCGGCGTTGTCCCCCTTGCGCTTTGACGAGGTGGTCACCGCTCAGAACGGTGCTTCATCGTCGTCGTAGGCGCTCGACCCGGCGGCGGCGTGCTCGGTGTCCGGTCCCGAGACTGGCTCGGCTTTCCACGGCGCCGAGTCCCACAGTTCGTCGGCCATGTCGGCCCACTGCTTCTCGGAGTCCATATCCGCCCGTCGCACGGTGATGTCGATGTCCTTGGCCAGGTTGATGTTGCCGCCCTGTTTGCGCAGCATCGAGATCGCCCGGTCGGCTTCCTCCTCGGTGCGCAGCACGATGCGCCCGGCCTCGACGGTGAACCCGGCCTTGACGGCACCCTCGGGGTTCTTGGTCTCCTTCGACCAGCCGGCCAGGGTGATCGTGTACACGTCCGATGACGCCTCCCGACCCTTGCGCACCCCGTAGTTGCCGAGGGCGGGCAGACCTTTGCGGGCTTCGATCACGTTGTGCCACTTGAACCCGGCGAAGCTGAACCTGACCACGTCTCCCTCGGCGACGTCGCCGTAGCCGTCGTCGGCGGTGCCGGTCTTCGCTGTCGTGCCGGGCATGGCGACGAACCAGTTCACCTCTTCGAGCAGCGGCACCCGCTCCAGGTCGGGGCCGGGCTGGTCCTTCCACTTGGGGTCGCCGGACTCGTAGTCCCGTTGCTGTTTGCGTTGCGCTCCGCCCCAGGCGCCGATGAGGGTGTCGCCGAGGTTGACGAGTTTGGCGAACGGGGCGCCGGTGGTCTCTTGAGCCTGTCGTGGCATGGTGGTTCTCCTGGTGTCGTGCCCCTCGGGGCTTGGGTGAGATCTAGACGGTGACGAGCTGGTCGACGAGCAGGGCGAACCGGGCGGCGCCGGCGGCGTCGAGCGAGCCGAGGGCGTGGCCGGCGGTGACGTTGGCGAAGAGCACGGCGTCGTCGCCGGTGACGTCGTGGACCAGGTTGCGCAGCACCTCGTCGGCCTGGTCGGGGTCCTTCACGGCGTAGTGGGCGAGGTTGATCAACCCCCGGTAGAGCTCGTAGCGGCGCACGGTGCGGTGCTCCTGGATGCGGAAGTCGACCCCGGCGGTGTTGGCCGCCTTGACCACCGACCGGGCCCACAGGTCGGCGTCGGGTGACAGGTCGGCCCAGCGGTTCTGCAACGGGGCGATATCGATCAGCGACACCGGGCCACCCTCGGGGTCAACCGTGTCCCGTTTGCGATGGCTGTCGGCATTGGGGCAGGTGGCGAAGTGCGAGACGTAATACTGCTGGTCGAAGTCGGTGGCGTCGCCCGGTTCATGCACGTAAGCGATGCCGTCTTGCACCAGTAGGTTGCCGTTGGGGCGCGGCTCGGGATCGAGCGGGATGCGTTTACCGGCCTCGGTCTTCGCCCAGCGGATCGGCGCTCCGCACGACTTGCACCAGACGCCGTTGTTGCGCTCGGCGTCGTCGGCCATGCGCTGGCGGGCCTGGTCGACGAAGGTGGGCAGGTTCTCCAACCGGTCGAGCTCGGCGGCGATCGCTGTGAGGTCGTCGGGCGGGATGTTGAGGTCGCGGAACGCCTTGCGGTCCCATTCGGGCAGCGCCCGGTAGCGCAGGCGTAGGGCGTCGACATCGAGCTCACCCCCCGTCGAGGCGGGATCAACCTCAACGGGGGGCACCGGCGCGGCCGCAGGAACCGGCGGGGTCTCCTGGTCCTGCGCTGGTTCCTCCGACGGGGAAGTGCCGGAGGTGACTGGTGGTAACACTAAGACCGACACCGTCAGGTCCTCGGTCGGGATCGAGAACACGTCACGCCGTTTCTCCCAGTCCCGGGCGGCGACGCACAGGTCGCCGGCGTAGCGGCCGGCCTCCAAGTCGACGAGCACCAGCCGGCATTTGGCTTCGCCGTCGAGGGCTGATAGGACGTCGAGGTGGGCGATGATGCCGTATTGCTGGTCGATCACGATGTGACCTCTGATTGCCGTCGACGGTTGTAATTCCGTTGCCATTCACGCTTGGCGGCACGACACAGGTCGCATCGACAGCCATTGTGATATGTGCTCACGTATCCGTGCGATTTACCGACACCATGTGCTCCGCCTCTTTTCTTTGGGGGTGGAGGCACAAGACGTCGCCCCGTGCCACCGCAATGCGGGCATGGCTCGGTACCGCTCACGACGCCAGCACCTCCTCCCACGTCGACCGGGTATCGGTGTCGGGGTCGTACGGGACGGACTGGGCGTAGGAGGCGAGCTGCACGGCGTAGCCGTGCCAGTAGGACACGAACCCGGAGTCGTCGAGGCGCAGTTTGCCGGTCTTGATGTCCAGGATGCCAACCCAGCCGGCGGGCAGGGTGACGGTCTCGGCGGTGGCGGTGACGAAGAAGAGCGGCCTGGTGAGCCGACAGATCCGGTCGAGGGTGCCGGCCTGGCGCCAGCGGTCGTCGACGCACGTGGCTTCGGTGGCGAGGATCTCGATGCCGAACTCGCCGAGCATCTTGGCCCAGGCGGCGACGAGGGCGTACTGCACGTCATCGGACAGTCCGAGTTGTTCACCTCGGGTGATGCGTTCGATCGGGTCGCCGGCGGTGTCGTGGTCCTCGGTGAGCCCGTGGGTGTGGGTGCCCCGGTCGGCGGCGAGGGCGGCCTGGGCGACGTTCTTGGCCTTGACGGCGATGCCGTCGAGGATGTCCCGGGCTTCGGGATCGTCGAGGTTGATCTGCTCGGACGGCAGGGCACCGAGATCAACGAACGGATCCTCGTGCGTCATGTCGGCGAGGAACAGCCCGAGCCCGACAGCCCGCTCGGCGTGCTTCATCAGGTTGGTCATGTTCTCGACCTGCTTGCCCAGAGCCGACGGCCGCCCGTAGGGGACCATCTTGGGGCAGGGGCCGAGCAGGCGTTGCAGGTCGGCCACCTTGGCGCCGGCCGGCACCGGGATACCCCGGGCGTTGCACAACACGATGAGCGACGCCTTGTTCCCCGGCCACCCGCCTTTGCGGGTTTCGGTGGGGTGGGCGACCCAGGGCGCCCCCGACCCCGGGTGACGGGCGAACTGGCCAGGCAAACGCTCAGCCGGCGGCTCGTCCCAAGGGTCGGGGGCGGCGTTGGGCACTATTCCACGCCCTCGAAGGTGTCGATCCAAGCGTCCCAGTCGAATGATTCGTCGTGGTCGTCGATCGGTGGTTCCGGTCCGATCACGATCCCCCTGTTATCGTACACCAGTTCGGGCGAAGAATCTTTGACTGGTTGATGGTCAGCGAGAAAGTTGCGGGCCCACAACTGGCCGGCTTCGGTGCCGTGCCAAATCTGTTCTATGCTGTTCCGACGACTGGGAGAAGTCGACCGTCGACACGCCCCTGTCTTGAAGATCAACTGCTTGCCGCCTGCCTGCGCAAAGATCCGGGCAATGTCGTTGTGATGCCCTTTCGGAACGTTGTCAGAATCGTGGGTCAGGGTGCCATCGAGGGTGACGTCACTCGCCGAGAAGTCGACATCGTCGAGGATCAAGCAGGCAAGTTGTGTCCATAGACGAGCTTGTGCGGGGGTTACTTTCATGGCCGTACCTCGTTTCTTTTGACCACCTCGTCGAGCTGCCTGCCCCGGAGATAGGTCATCGGCCGCCGAGGTCGCACCTCCGGCCAGCAGTCAGCCATGAACACGTAGACGCTGAAAACAACGCCAAGAACGATGAACGCCAACAGCAACATCAGCGTGTCGCCGGAAGTGTGGGTGTCGCCGGCGGGAACGGACCTTCGGGTGAGTCACACGCCGCGGTGGCCGGCGGGTAGGTCACCGTGGTCGTCGCCGTCGGGTTGATCGTGGCGACCACGGTGAGCCCCTGCCTGAGCACGGCGTCGCTCTCGTCGACCACCCAGAAGCCGTCGTCGTTCAGCAGCCATCCGGGCCAGTCGGTGGCGTTGCCGGCGGCGTCGACGGTGGCGCCCGGGTAGAGCAACCTGACTGTCGCCCCGGCCTCGTACACCAGTTCGGTGGAAGAAATGAAGGTGCCGTTGACGTCGAAGAACGAGATCGTGCCGGTGAGTCCGTTGAGCTCGGGCTGGTTGCCGAAGGTGATGTCGACGAACGGGACGTCCCTCGAGCAGACGACCGACGCCGCGCCGATGTCGAGGACGTCAGGCAGCGTCGTCGTCGACGTGGTGGACGTGGTCGACGAGGTTGCGGGCGGCGTCGTAGACGAAGCAGGACTGGTCGTTGAGGTACTTCTCGTGGTCGTCGAGGGCGGTGACGAGCTGGTCGTAGTCGACGCGGCGGATGTAGACGTGGTCGTGGGGGTCGAGGTCGAGGTGGTAGCGGGGGACGTCGTCGATGGTGGGGATGTTGGAGGAAGTGTGGGCGGGAGGGTCGTTGAGGAAGTACTTGATGTCGTCACCTCGGTCGTGGTGGTGGTGGTGGGCAGGGTGTTGGGGTTGGTGCCGCAGGGCTCGAGCGGACACTGGGGCAGCGTGGTGGTGGGTGCGGTTGTAGTGGTTGCGGCCGTGGTGGTGGTGTACGCCGGATGGGTGGTGGTGGTGGTGCCGTACCCGCCGGCGGCCACGGCAAAAGGGACGGCGACCGCGGCGACGAGGGCGGCGGGGATGAGCAGCCGGCGGATCACGACGGCGACCGCAGCCCACGGATCGACGGGTGCCGGGCCCGAGAGCACCACAGCGCACGGTCACGCTGGATGCCGTGCGGCGGCGTCCAATCCACCTCGCACTCGCACTCGTCGAGCAGGTAGCCGCAGGTCGGGCACTCCTGGGCGAACGCCGGGGCAGCACCGAAATGGTCGTCTGGTCGCATGATCCCTCCCATGGACCCATCCTCTCACGAGGGTGTGTCTTGAGTATGGGATACTATGCGTTCAAGGCAAGGGTGTCAAGCGGCGGCGTGACCGAGGGCGACGAGCCACCGGTTCACCTCTACGTCGCTCGCCCGACCCGGCAGCGCTCGGATCCTGGCCAGGTCAACGTGGGGAAACTCGGCTTGCAGCCGCTCGAGGATCGTCGGTTCGTCATCGATTCGACCGGATCCAGCGACAGTCATCTTGAGTCCCTTCCCCAGTACGGCGACAACCAGGAACAAGAATGACGGTACCATATTGAACCCTACTCTCCAAGTACGATGTTCGGGGAATGAACACCAGTTGCACTCGATGCGGTGGGCCCCAACAACCTGCTCGCATGTTCTGTCCGGGATGCGGTCTGATCCAGGACCGCTCGACGCTCGGGATGAGGATCTCGACCGACGAGACACGGGGCCGGGCGCTCGAAGACCTCGACCGTCAGGTCGGGTTGTACGACTCGGATGATCTGGCCGAGGCGAAGGCGAGGGAGTTCTCCGACGCCTGACCTGGTCGGTCCGAGCGCTCTCTTGATCCCGATTGGCACACTTTTCACCCTCGCAACGTGATCCGCAAGAGTCCGGGACGAATATTCCTCTGGAACATTCGAACCATCTCACACCCGATTGGAATTCTTTGGTATCAACTGCGAGCAGGTTTGCGATGGTGACAACGCTCAGCGATGGGTTCACAATGTCCGGTGACGAACGTGGTCGAGCGGAAGGGGCTTCCATACTGTTGGACGACGTGGCGGAGAACCTTGCCGAGGAAGTCGCTCGAGCCGCCGGTGAGATGACCAACACCGCCCTCGCCAAGCTCGCCGGCATCTCGACCCGCACGTTGCGTGACATCCTTGACAAGACGACGACCCGTCGGTTCGGACGGTCCACACTGAGCAAGCTCGATGTGGCGTTCGGCTGGTCGTCGGGCCGGGCCCTGCACCTCCACCAGTCCCGGACGCTCGACACCGTCGACGACCGCCTGACGATGCTCGTTGCCGACGTCGCCACACTCACCCAGCGTGTCGACGTCTTGGAGCGCCGTCCCGACTGGGAGGTCGAGTTGATCGACGCCTGCGAACCGCTCAGTCCTGGCGATCGAGCGACCGTACTGGCCTTGGCTCGCCGCCTCAGAAATTCACCGAAGGAATACTAGACAGAACCACAGTCTGGCTGTATGGTAAGTCTGGTGCTGCAAACTACAGAGCAGTAACACCCCAGGTCAGAGGCAGGAAAAGAGAGGTCATGCCCGTTCGCAGACTGAATCCCGAGCAGGTCGAAGAGCTGCGCCAGGGTGACATCGAACTGATGAGAGACAAGATCATCCGACGGCGTGACGACAACGGGAACGTGCTCACCATCACCACCATCGAGCAGCTCGCCGCCTGGAAGGGCATCAAGCCGGCCCGCTACCACGAGTTGAAGCGCACCGGCTGGAAGCTCAAGCGAGGCGTGCCCGCAGCAGAACCGGTGGAGACGGTGCCGGCCGACGTGTTCAACCGACACTACGAGATGACCCGAGAGTCGGCGGTGAAGGACGGCATCCACATCAAGGAGCTGGAGACCGAGAACCTGCAACTCAAGGTCCGTGCCTCCCAGCTCGAAGACCAGGTCGCCGAGCTCGAGGACAGGGTGAGGGAGTTGTTGAAGCTGGTGGTGACGCAATGACTGTCATCGCCTTGCCCTCGGGCCACGACTACCTGGCCGCCGCCCTGCTACGGGACCTCGGCTTCGTCCGGGTGCACGTCGACGAGCCGATCCGCCGACTGGCGTTGAAGATCGACCCGTTCGTCGAGGCCGGGGTGGTGCTGGCCAACATGGGCCGCTCCCCCCGCCTGTCGTCACGGCTGGAGTCGAACAAGGGTGACTGGCGGGCGGCGCAGCAGCGGGCGCCGGAGATCACCCGGATCCTCGACGTGCTGCGGGAGAACGTGCAGCCCCCCCACGAGCTCGACGGCGATGTCGTCATCGTCGGGGTCGACTCGGCCAAGGAGCACGAGTACTTGGAGCGGGCGTTCGACGGCGAGGTGTCGACGGTGGCGGTCGCCGGTCGGGACAACTGGCACGACTACGAACCCGACCATCTGATCGCCGAGGGTCCGGTGGTGGAGCAGGAGATGGGGATCGTCGACTTCGCCCGTTCGCTGATGGGTGTCGGCAAGCCGGTGACGGTGGCGGCGGGGCCGAGCCGGCGGGCGGCGGCCGAGGCGCTCCTCGACGACGACGACGAGCCCGACCCGTTCTAGTTCACGACCGGGGTTTCCGCCTTCCCCCGTCGCAGAGGCGGCGAGCCAGTGTTGCCAGCACTGGCTTGTCGTCGCCCAAATTCACTGTTGCCAACCAACAATCGTGTGCGGTAGTGTCTTGTTCAGTAAGCGACCCCCGACCGGTAGTCAGGACCGGCCGGGGGCCTAGATCACCAACCTGACTAGGAGATTGATGACCATGAGCTACGAAGCTATCCAGTGGATCCAGGCGGAATCCCTCTTTATCGACTGGGAAGTCCCCTACGAACTCGTCGGTGACCTGCCCCTCGAGT